ATGTTGCGGCGGCTTCTCAATTGGAACGAAATCTGACGGGCTCGGTGCCTTCCCCTTGCCCGAATACGGAGCGAGCATCGCCGACACGATCAATCCTGTCTGCTGCCAGTGGTTTGGGATTGCCTCAAAGTACCGCGTGTACGCCATCCACTCTGCCAGTTCACGGCACGACATCCGCCGCTCTATTTCGCCTACCGTCATGCCTAAGTGGCCCGCCAGACGGAACAGAAACTGTCGCGTCGGGCGGAGGTTTAGTTTTTTGCGAGTGCCTCGACATCCTCGTTCGTGACGGCGTTGTGCTTCATCGCCAGGTCGAACAGGCGGCTCATCACCTTCACCGACTTCGTGCCGAGTTTTTCGACCTGATCGTGCGTGAACAACGCCTTGCCGTCCTTGTCACAGATGCACCGGACAAGCAACTTCGGACGCCACAGTTCCATTTTTTCCTTTTTCTCAGCGAACTCCCGCTGGTATGCCTCCATTTCGCCAACGGACATCACGCGGACGTAGACGGTTCCGCCCCACTCCTTGACCTCAACCGGCACGAGGTTCTGATCATTCGCCGCGAAAATTGCATCAGCCGTCAGCTCTACCATTGAATCACTCCAATACGATTTTGAACGTGCCTTTGTGGCGCCACACGTCGTTCACTTTGGCACCGATGTCAAGCGTCTGGCAGATAGCCTTGCATGACAGATTGACGGTGATGATCGTCGCTGTTGCCGTGGCGACAGCGGCCGTTCCACCAACGGCTAGAACGGACTTGCGTCCCCACTGGTTAACGCTGTTCAGCGCGGTTCCAAACGCCGTTATCTCGATGGACCCAGCGTCCATGGACCAGTACGCCGTGCCAGCAGTGTCGCCACGGCCTTGCGGCAGACCGCCGCCCACGAGCCACTTGATCTCGGTGATGTCACCGAGAGCGGTTCCGCCCCAGCTGGCCGTGATTCCTGACGTGACAATAGCGGCCATGACGGACTCCCGTCAGGCTCAACGCGCAATCGTGATAACAGCCTGCCCGCGGATGGCGTCGTTGGTCGCCAGCGTGAGAGACGAGCTTGCCACGGTGTAGTAGGACGCGGTGGTTCCGCCCAGGAAGACCGTGTTGCCCGCAACGCTGATGCGATACGTGCCCGTCGATGCGTCGCTGATGACCACCGACCCGATGTAGTCGAACGTGAACTGACGCCCGCTGCCACCGTCCTCTGCCGCTGCGACCAGCGGACGCTGCATCGTCGCAGCCTGCTCGCCGGTCGTCTGACCGAGGTGGGCAATGTCGAGGGTCGCGTCAGCGCCAGCGCCAGGGTTCGTGAACGCGATGGCGATGTTGGTGACGGTGTACTGGTTCGCGCCGAGGAACAGCTTCGTTCCCGAGCTGGCAACCGCAGTATCGTGGGGCGTTGCGAAATCAGACACGGTGATCTCCTGTTATTCAGACTGCCAGAGGATGCTGTACGTTTGCGTGACCGAATACACGGGCGGTAGGTCGCCGCCAGCCAACTGCACAAACCCGTCGGATTCGCTCTGCAGGCTCACGATCGACACGTGCATGTAATTTCCCACGCCGCCCGCGAAACCGTTCAGAACCGCCCGCACGCGGTCGGCAATCTGTCTTACTGCCGCGTAACTCTCGGCATAGATATCGACCGACAGCGAAACCGAAGGCATTCCTAGCGGGCCTCCCAGCGTCATTTCGCGGGTCACGTTTGACCGTCGCCAGGTCGCAAAGGGCAGGGCCGCAGAGGCGGGAGCTATCACCGGGTAGATCCGGCCGCCCAGCAGGGCCGCAACGTCGGGGTCGTTTTCCAGCTGGTCCATCACCAACTGCTCAGGAATCTTTGTCATGGCGTGATGGTCCCCTGTGACGAGCGGCTGATGGTGCTGATCGCCTGCTCCAGCGTCAGGCGTAGCTCACGCTGGAGGATCTCCGCAATCGCCTGCTGCGACTCGCGGAACGCCGTCTCGACGGGAGGGCGACCACCGAGGCCACCGGGACGCATCGGCGGGATACGGATCGGATCTCTCGACTTCTTGAAAAACGCTTGTGGATAGGGCGGGTTGGTCTGCACCGTCTTTCCGTCTTGGCTAGAAATCTTGAAGGGTCCGAGTTTGCGAAAACTTGATGCGTAGTAGTACCCAGCCGCCTTGAAGTTTTGGACGGCGTGCCCGGCAACGGCGTGACCGCCAATCTGATGTGCCCGCACGGCAAACGTCTTGCCCTTGCGTGTCATCGTGTAAGCGCCACGCTGAAATGAACCGCGAGAAAACCCGCTGCGGCTGTAGGCCCTGACGGCAGTCATCTTGTCGATAAGCCGCTCGTCGGTGCCGTTCTCCAGCCACCACTGATGAAACGCCCGGTCTGGCCCGGCTCGGACGCTTCCGCCGGCTGCACTAGCAGACGATTCACTTCCGGCGCGGTTGTATCCAATGAGCCCGACTGCTGCGCCGTCTCTGGGGTACTTCACGACCTTTGAACGCGCCGCCCGCCGGAGGTTTCCGGTCGGTCCCTGTGGCGTTACATCACGGAGTTTCTCAAGCGCCGGCTTTACGGCCTTTTCGAGAGCCGCCTTTATCGCCGTCGCCTGTTTTGCCTTGTCTTGAAATAGCCTCCCGAGCGCCTGCTCCATGTTGCGCAGTTCCTGCTGGTCGATGGTGATTTGAATGACCGACATTCAGTCCACCCTCTCGGTGCAGAGCAGTTCGTGTTCGCTGCGGTTCGCGTGCTCCAAGCAGGACGCGATCTCGAGGATGCGGCCCCGCCACGAAACCCGCATGGTCGAGTTGAGCCCGTCGAGGTATCGCATCCGCACCCGGTGCGTGATTTCCGTTTGCTGCTGTCCGCTCGTCAGGAACTCGCGGGCCGATATGCCGTCAACGCTGGCCCAGCGTTCAGCGAACGTGCCCCACGTCTGCGTAGTCTCGCCCAGAGCGTTCCGAGTCTCGGTCGCCTGCTGAACGATGATTCGCTCACGGAGTTTGCCGGGATCAATCGCCATACATCACCAAGGTCCAGGCCGACGTGCCCGCCGTGGTGGAGATCGAGAACGACGCCGTCTCGAACGCTTCCGAAACGGCAACCTGGCCGGCACGAGAATAGAGCGTCCAATCGCCGGTGCCGTCGCACTTCACGCGGCCCGCAGCGTCTGCGGAAAACGCCGCCCGGCTCACGCTGGAAAACGACACGGCAGACCCAGCGGAATCCTTGTACGTGGTTGGAGCCACGGCAACGCTGACCGCAGCTGTGCCGCAGGTGCCGGCCACGATGGCGATTTTTCCAAAATCATATTCGGTCGCGTGCTGCAGCGTGACGGTCTTCACCGACCGAACGCCGGTGGCCGTGGTCGAGTCGGCAAACTGCACGTCGATGGCGAACTTGCCAAGTACGCTCACAGGTATGACCCCCACTTCGCAGAGTCAAGGAGGCTTTTCACGCCGAACGGAATCTCTGTCATCGAAATACCATCGGCGGCCATTCGCCGTTCGTACCAGTACCCAACGAGCCAGAGGATGGCGTTGCGAATCCGCTGCTCAACGTCCGTGCCGTCCTCGCCCTTGCCGCCCCACCACGTCACCGTGACGGCGTTGTAATCCATCAGGTGCGAGGGCCATGAGCCGTTGTAGAGCGTGCGGATGACGCCGGGCACGCTGTCACGGTCAACCCGGTACTGATTCGCCGCCAGAGTCGCCGTGGTCTGGTTCTCGAGCGTGTACGTCACCGTCACCGCCGTGTAGGCCGTATGCGTTGCCATCGGCGGCCGGGGCAGTTCGACTTCGTTCGTGGGGAACGAGTCGAGGGTCATCATGTACCGAGTGTGGACGAACGTCTCGTCACAGTAGGCGGCACACCACTCACGCGCAGCCGTCACGAGACTTTGCAAATACGCATTGTCGGCGTCGGTATCGACGCGGCAGTGTGCCTTTGCATCGGCTAGGCTGACGGGCTCAACCTTCGGATGCGTCAGGGTCTTGATGCTTCGATACCGCACGTCGCGTAGTCCTTCGTGGTGTCACGTCGGCCCGTTCCGCGACGGGTTCGACCGCTGCCGTCTCGATCAGGTCCAGTTGTTGGTCACGCTCCGCGATGCCGTCACGAATCAGACGGACGGCGGTCGTGTCTTCGCAATCAACCAGCGTGCCGACGCTGTACGTCGAGTAGTTCTTCAACAGTCTTATTTTCACGATTCACCTACATTCCATGCAGTTGCGGGCTTTCCGTTCTCGGTGTAGTCACCCACGTACTGAAAAACGGGCGACCGGAGATCCTTGCCGGGCCACACGCTGACCCACTCGCCATGCCCGATCGTCACGCGAGGCGTCACGTAGACGCGGTTGCCGCCGCGGCGGAACTGCCTCCAGAACCAGATGTCAGCATCGACGCGACCGTCACCGAACTTTCCCTCGGAGTTCGGATGGTCTTGAAACCACGGTTTCGGCGTTCGCTTGAGGGCTTTCGTGCTGATGAGCGTGCAGCCGAAGTGGGCGCTGTCCACCTCCTGCACGGGCTCCGCGAACCACGACATATCTAGTTCGGTCTTGCCGCCTGCAGGCGGATTGTCGAGCGTGCCGGGCAGCGTGAACATGGGACGACCGTCCTCACGTTTCACCTGAATCGGCGCGATTGCGTCGCACTGGAATGCCATTGCCAATGACACGATGGCCTCAACGTCCTTCCGACACCAAAACGAATCCATGTCTGTGCAGAGGATGTACTCGGTCGAGTCCACGAACTGTTCAAGGCAACGCTGCAAAACAGGCCCCCACAGAGCTCCTTGGCCAAGCGTGGGGCGAATGCCGAGCGGCATGAGGGCTTGAGCCCAGCCGAACATGTTGGCAATCGGGCCGAACCGAGGGCCAGACATCACGCACTCGATCCGCACGTCTACGTCCGTACTGCCGACCTTGACGATCATGTTTTGCCTCAAAACGAGAATGGCGGGCGCGACGTTATGCCGCACCCGCCATTCAGTGTCTTCAGGCTGTCAAGTAGATCAGCCGCTGTACTTCGCGAGCACGCCCATCTCGGAGGCCGAATCGGGGCCAACCTCGGCCTTGCCGAGCCGCGCCACGATGTTGGTCGCGAGCGAGCCAACCGCAGAGGCGTCAACCTTGACGTACCGCTGCTTGCCGCGGAGGTCGATGTCGAACCGGATGACCGACGCCTGGCTCGTCACCGCAACGCTGGCGGCCGGAGCCGACACGGTGTAGACGGAAGCCGTGGCCGCCGTCGTGTCGCCCTGGTAGAGGGCCAGCGAGTTCAGGACCGACGCCGCGGTGTGCGACGCCGTGGACGACTTCGCAACGACCACGTCAACCGAGGCGTAGGCAAAACCGAGCGTGTCGATCGTGATGGTCGCCGTGCCGGCCGTGCCCGCCGCCGAGTCACCCACAACCGTCTTGGTGGCTTCGAGATGATTCACGTTCACTGTCTCCTAGAGGGTCAAAGGGTTTGTTGGTCAGGCGAACTTGAGTCCGACGAGCGGGCCAGCCTTGCTGGTGTCGCCCAGGTCGTGAGCGACCATCGCGACGCGGGCCGTGGCGAAGGTGAGCAGCTGGTCATACTCGATGAACCGGCTGGCATCCGTCTTCACGCTGATGTCACGACGCACGCCGTAGGTAGCGGCCTGCGACAGGTCACCGAACAGGCAGGCGATCTTGCCCGTGGTGCCCGTCAGGCCCGACTCAAGCGGGTGGCACAGCACGACCGGGAAGCCGAGGAACTGGAGGCCAGCCCCGCCGGCCACGTCGGCCGCGTTGTTGCCCGCGGTGCTCACCATGAGGCGAAGCATCGAGGAGCCGTAGCCGGCCGGCGAGATGTACCACTTGGCATTCCGCCGGGCGTACAGCGGCAGCTTGGCCACCGTGTTGGAGAAGTCCGCCAGGAGCAGCTCCTCAAACTGGTCGCGGCTGGAAGTCGCCTGATAGATGCTGGCCGAGTGGGTGCCGTCGTTGATGGCGACCGCGACACCCGTGGTGCCGTGGTAGTTGCCACCGTTGCCGGTCCCGATGAAGCCGCTGTTGTCGAAGGCTTCGGCAAACGCCTGAGCCACCTCGACCGCCATCGCGTCCGCAAGGTCGATGACCGAGTCCTCGACCAGCGACATCGGAACGCGGTTGTCCACGCCCCACAGCTTCGCGACCAGCTGCACGTTGTCGAAAGTGACGTTCGTCGAATCGGGGGCAGCGTTCTCGCCGATCGGCTTTGCCGACAGGCCACCGACGCGGCGGGCGATCAGCAGCGTGTCGCTGTTCATCGTGACCGTGCGAGCGTTGGCCGGGAACGCGCCGAACTCCTCAACGAGCCGGATGATCTCGCTGGACAGTTCGGGATTGGTCAGGACACCGCCGAGCGAGTTGATGCCGCCAGCCTGGGCACGGCTTTCGACGCCGTGATCAAGGCACCACCGACGGGCCTCCTCGTCACCCAGCAGCGAAGCCTTGATGCTCATGCCGGCACGATAGGCACGCTCTTCGTTCTTGAAGCCCTTGAGGGGGCGATGCGACGCGGGCACGGCGAAAATCTTGCGGCTTTCCACGGCGGGAGCCTCCTCGGGGGTGACAGTCTCGATCTTCTTGGCCGGGGCACCGCGCTCCAGCACGGCACGCAGTTCGACTTCCTTGGCCTGCACGCGGGTCAGGAACTCGATCCGCTCGCGGAGCTTGTCGGCGCGAGTCTCAAGCGAACGCAGGGACGCCTCTTGCTCCTCAGACATCGGAGCGGCGGCCTCTTCGCCCTCGGGGGCGTCCTCAGTCATCGCGGACATTTCAGCGACAACAGCGGCCAGTTCGTCGAGCAGTGCCTTGATCTTGTCCACGGTGTGGGCTCCTGTGTTCGGGCTGCGGCGTCAGTCGCCGTCTATCCCGAAACTACGGGGCGCACCTTGAAACCATGCAGTTACGCACGGTCGGCAGTAAACGACTTTCGTCTGATCACGGTGCCGTGGATGATCTGCTTGTCGGTGTTGCCACACCGGCAGCACCGCAGATAGCGGGTCTGGTATTCGCCAGACCGCTGCGACGACGCCACGGCCAACCGGCCGGCACGGCATCGCGGGCACGAATCGCCACTAGCGGCCATGCTGCCTCAGGAACTCTTTGATTTCGCTGATCCGCCCGATGGTCCCCGTGTGCTTCGCGACGATGAACGCCTGACGCTGGAGGTACTGATCGTAAGACCGCTGGGCGACCTTCACGTCAGCGTCCGGGTACGCAGGGAACGTCACCGGACCCACGTCAATCAGCGAGTCAATCTTCGTCACGGTGCGGATGCTTCGGCCGTCCTCGACGCTCCAGGCTTCACCACCGGGGGCCACCTGGAACGAGAACGACGAACCACGCACGATCCCCGCTTCGATGTTGGCGGCGAGATCGCGACCGTAGGACGTGTCGGGCACGGGGAACTCATACCGCAGGCCAACCTCGTCCACGTGCATCCGCAGCGTGCCGGGGAACCGGGCGAGCGGATAGTTCGGGTCGTGGTTCCACAATGCCCGCGTCTCAAGCGGACGCTTGCGGCCACGACGCTCCGCGACGATGCCGAAGGCGCCGGGGTCGAGCCGCTCAACGAATTGGCCTTCCAACTCCAGCGAGTTGACGCCGAACTTCGCCGCATAACCGACGATCCACTGGCGATCGGTGCCGTCTTCACTGCGGCTCTCAACCGCCAGGAGCGGCACCGCCGACTCCACTTCGTCAATCGCCAGTGCCCTGCGTTCGATGTTGCCCATGATGCTCCTGCCCTCCTCGTCTGCGGCGTTCATTTGTTCAACCAGTTTGCGACTCCAAGCCCAGCCGGGATCTGAGCCCCATAGCGCCCAGGCTATACGCCCGTTACTCGGAAACCCGTCTTCGCCTGGGCTCCAGCCCTTGCCTTGCTTGTCGATCTCGTGCCTGTCGAAGTACGCCTTCATTCGGCGTGCCGTCTCTGGGCTGATCGTCACTCCGTTGCTCAGGTCGCGAGCGCGGGCCACGCCGACTGCCGTGCCGCCTCGGCCGTACTCGCTTCGCCAATCAAGCCCCTTCTGTGCCTCGCTCCGCACGCCTGCCGGGGGCGTGAAGTCGATGTGGTCGAACTTAGCCACGCTTCCGCCCCTTCCGCTTCGATCGCGTGATCTTCGGGTCATCGGGGTCAAATGTGCCGCTGTTTCCGGTTGCTGACTTGACTGATGTAGGCGTCTGCGCAACAGCCCATAGGATTTTTTTTGTCCTGCGGTCAATCAAGATTGTTCCATCATGCCCCGGGGGTGCGTCGAATGTTTTCGTGTCTCCAGCAATCGCGTAGTGCGGATTCCGAATGGTCATGTAGAGCGGCACTACGCGAGCATTGTCCTTGCCTGCATACGGGGAGTACGGGCCGTAGTCGCCTTTGTCTGCCGACGCGTAGATTCCAGGGCCGAGCATTCCCTTTGCAGAGGGCTTGAACTCATCAAAGTCTGAGCCTGTTCCGTGGTACACAATCAAGGGTTCACCGCTTTCGCTCACGACCTTGGAGTCGCCAAACCACTTCGTGAATGCCTCGGCCTGCTCTTGGGTGTCAAACTTCTTCTCGGCCCAAGCCTTCACTTCCGGCGTCGCCTCACCGCCACCTCCTGAAGATCCGCTATCTGATCCGCCGCCATCGCCAGACGAGCCCCCGTCAGAATCTCCGCCGCCGCTTCCGCCCGGCGCACACTTATTGCCGGGCTTGAAGCCACCCGACCCCGTGCCACAGTCTCGCTTTGCAGGCTTTTGCTTCGGCTTGCCGTAGGCGTTCTCCTCGACCGCCGGAGGCTCAGGCAGCGGGTCGATCTTCGTGAGCGTCGCCACCTTGTGCCCGACTTGCGTCTCGGTTGCACGCCACCCGCCGGCCACTTCTTCGTAGAGCGTGATAAGTGCGGCCGGATCTTCCTCGGTCGCGTCGATCTTGAAGTCGGTGCCGGGGATGTCGAGTGTGCCGTAGTCCATCACATGATCGATCCGGCCGCGAGCACGCCCGCCTGAAGAATCCCACGAAACGAAGTCGCCTTCCGCGACGCTGCCGGGGGCGGCACGCGAGGCGGTTTCCAAGGGGGGAGCCTCGGCAACCACGGTCGGCTCGGCATCTCGCTGCCCTGGTCGCTCTGGCATCACTACCGGCGTGGTGCTCGTGCCAGCGATGATGGCGTTCACTGTTGCAGGCGGAACGCCGGGGAACGCTGCAGCGATGATCGCTTTCGCGCCCTGCTCGTTGAGCAGCCCGGCGTTGTACTGCGCGACGATCTCCAAGAGGCTCGAAACCTGTGCCCCGTTGAGCGACACGTCCGCGATCTGCGGGCCAGCGTCCACTTCGACCGCCTCGGGAGCCGGGGCGGCCTCGTCCATCACGATCTCCTCGACCACGGTAGCAGGCGACGGCTCCGGCTGGGCTGCCGCCTTCGTCAGCGTGGTCATGTTCAGCTGCACGAACCGCTCGTCACCACCCTCGACGGGGTTCATGTTTTCGGCGGATCGGATGTCGTTGACGCTCAGAACTCCGAGCGTTGCCATTTGCGAGTAGTACGCCGCCCGGCCGGCAGCGTCAGCCCGCAACGCACCGCGCGTGTCAAACTCCGCGAACAGGTCGCCATCCGCAATCAGATCGCGACTGATGGCAGACTCGATGCGGCGCAGCCACGGCATCAAGCCGTTCTGGAGGTAGTCCAGCGACTGCTGCTCAATGTTTGAATACGAACTGCGGGACAGGTCGCCTACAAGGTGCGGCGGCACGCCGTAGATGCGGCACACTTCCTCGACTTGAAACCGGCGGGCCTCGAGGAACTGAGCCTCTTGATTGTTGCCACCGAGTTCGTTGACCTTCAGTCCGCCTTGCAGGACCGCAGTCCGGTGCGCCCGGTCAGGTCCACGGTGGGCACGCTCCCACTGGTTGCGCGTGTTCTCGGCCGTTTCAGGCGACAGCATCTGATCGGTGGACAGCACCACGCCAGGCCGGGCACCATTGCCGAAGAACGCCGCTCCGTGGATTTCGCACGCTCGCGAAAGCCCGATCGCATCCTTCGCCAACTCCACCGGAACCAATCCGTTGACGCCGTCATCAGACAGCCATCGAAGCATCATGATCGCGTCTTGAGCGTAGACGGTGCTTTGCCCCGAAGCCTCGCGATACGTGTACCGCAGCCGGCCATTCTCGACGCGGTCTACCTTCATCCGCGATGGGTGGAGCACCACCAACTGCGTCTGCTCCCCGGCCCCGCCGATTTCCACGAACGCCTGCCCGTGCGTAAGCAGGTGGAGCATCAACTGCTCACGCCACTCGTAGCTGGTCTGCCACGAGTTTGGCGTGTCATGCAGGACGCGATACAGCGGGTTCTCGCGGGCGAGTTCCTTGCCGCCATCCGGCAACCGCCGGTAGAGGTGCAGGGGCAGCCCGGCCACGCTCGACGACAGGACGCGAACGCACGCCAGCACGACCGTCGAACGCAACGCCGTTTCAGGATCGATTCGCACGCCGGCAGCGTTACCGCGCCCGCCAAACGAGCCAGACTCAAAATCCCAATGCCGCTCGTCAGCGCCGGGGAGCCACAGGATGCGTGAGTTCGGAGCGATCATATGAGCAGGATGGAGGGTTCTGTGGCTGGGCCTTTGATTTCCTGCGACACGTGGATGCCCATAGCCATGACCAGCGCCACGATTCCGTCAATCCGTTCGGTGCTCTTGGCCTTGCTCGGCTTGATGTTTCCGTTGTGGTCCCGCTGAATCGCCACGTTGCCAGCCTGCCACGCCAGAACCGGATGCCCGCCGTGCAGCAATTTGCCCGAAACGACAGCCGACTCGAGTTGCTTCGCGGCCGGGCTGATGGTTCCATAGCCCTGTCCAAAACCTACCACTGAAAGCCCGTCCCCTTGCAGTTGGTTCGCCAGCTGCGTCGCGTTCCAGCGGTCAATGGCGACCTGCTTGATGACGTAACGCTTGGAGATTTCGTTGATGTCTGCCCGCACTTTGTCGAAGTCGGTGACGTTGCCCGGCGTCAGCGTCAGGTGCCCCTGCTTCGCCCACACGTCATACGGCACCTTGTCACGCCGCACCCGGTCGCGCATGTTCTCCTCGGGAATCCAGAAGTGTGGCTGCACCCAGTAGCGGCCCTCCTCAAGCGGAAACACGAGCACCAAGGCGGTCGTGTCATACGTGGTCGCCAGGTCGAGCCCGGCCCAGCACTCCCTGCCGGCGAGCGACACCGGGCAGGCCGAATTGCCCGATGCCCACTGGTCATTCCGCAGCCACCGAACGTCCTGCTCCGTCCACTGGTTGAGGTACAACTGCCGGAACGTGTTTTCGTAGGCGGGCAACTCAATCGCCCGCTGACACTCGGTCCGCAGAAAGTCGAGCTTCACCGAAACGCCTAGGTTCGGGTTGGCCTTCGCCCATACCTTTTCGTCCTTCCAGTCGGCGTTGATCGCGGCGGCGTAGATTGCCGGCAGGAACGAAGGGTCTTTCACGGCTCCGCTGGCGACGGCCTCGGCGTACTTCCAGATTTCCCAGCAGACGCTGCGGCGGTCATAGCCCGCGGTGGTGATGTAGACCAACAGCGGCTGCCGCCTCGCGCCCATGCTGGTCGCCATCACGTCCACCAGTTCACGGTTCGGCTGGGCGTGCAGTTCGTCAAAGATCACGCCGTGAGCGTTGAGTCCGTGCTTTGTGAAAGCCTCGGCTGACAGCGCCTTGTACGTGGTGTGCGTGTCCTCCCGCACGATGCTGTTGCGGAAGACGCGGAGCCTGCCGCGAAGTTTTGGCGAGTTTTCGACGCAGACTTTTGCCATCTCAAACACGAGCCTCGCCTGGTCGCGATCGGCGGCACATGAGTATATTTCCGCACCGGGTTCGCCGTCGAACATGAGCTTCAGCGCGATGCCGGCGCACAGGCTCGACTTCCCGTTCTTGCGCGGGATGGCAAGCAGGGAAGTGCGATACTTGCGGGTCTTGTCGGGCCGCAGCGTCCCGAAAAGTTTCCGCACGTATGCCTTTTGCCACTCCTCAAGCAGGAACGGCTTGCCGCCCAATTCGCCTTTCGCGTGCGTCAGGTTCTCCTCGAAGAACCGCACCGCGATTTCGCCTGGAGACTCAGGCGAACATTCTGGCGTCGTCGTCTGTTTTGTTCGGGGATTCTTCAACTGCCGACACCCTCGCGAGGGCCGAAGCGGTCAGCCCAAACTCGGCCGCGAACTTGAGCATCTGATTCCGAGCGTCGCGCTTCCGCAACCATGCAGGGTGATTACTCACCCTACCCTTGTCGTCCATCAACGTCGTGCCATTGGCCCGCAGTTCGGCGTCGGCCTGGACCATATCAGCGAACGAGTCGCAGTAGCCGGCAAGCGTCTGCTGATGTCGCGGGCTCATCACCCTGCTGGCTTCGAGCATCGGGACGATCCGGTCCCACTCGGCACGCGCGATGTCGCACATCCAATCCGGTGCCGGCGGAATTCCAGGGGCGACATCGACGCCGCGTTTGTGCGGACCGCGGACGCGGGAGCCCCGCATTGCGAGTATCGCCTTCGGCGTCGGTTTGCGGCCTTTTCCCACGGGAAAGTTCAAACTCCCAATTTCAGCCAAGCGTATGCACGTTGGAACGAACGATTTTCCACAGACGTGCAGGGCGCTCTGACCCCCGCCCTGCCTAGGGGGGGTCGCTACATGAGGGCCAGCCGAGTCTGACCGCCACCTTTGCCACTCTTCCTACTGTTACATATGAAGCAAGCGGTCTGGCAGTTCTCCGGCTCATGGTTGCCGCCCTTGCACATTGGCACGATGTGGTCGATGGTCGGCGACCGCTGATGAATCTTCCCATCTCGCTTTCGATATGCCGCCTTGCTCAACACCTGCTTGCCGCACAACTGGCACTTATATCCATCGCGTTCGTAGATGGATCGCACCGGGAACGCAACATACTTCACGCCGTGATGCCGAGCACGCTGCCTGTGGTTGCGTCCACACCTTTGCTTCGCCAGCCTGGCGACTCTTTCTTTGCATGAGACGCAGACCGCAGACTTCCTGCCAGCCTTTGCGATCGCCAGGCCGCCGCACCTACGGCACGGCATCTGCACTTCGTGCTGCTGCATGCACTTGACCGAGCAGTAGCCTTTCCTGCCCATCTGTATCTTCACGCCGCACACCTTGCACTCATCATCGCCAATGTACACGACCGGGTAGAGTGCGCGATACATGAATGACCTCGCCTCGCGGATCAACCGAAACGAGTTCATGTCACGCACAAACTTCTGGAAGTTGTGCTCCATCTCGCCAACAATCTTCTTTGATGGGGCATTGGCCCAGCGTCCTCCACGATGCCACACCGATTCCAGCTGCCCGCGGCGGTCCCACTGCTGTTGGCCTGCCTTGCGTGCATCGACGAAACACTTGTTGCTGCAATACTTGTGCTGGTTGGGTGGCTTCAGCTTCTTGCCGCACATCTCGCAGGTGCGCTCGGGCCGCCTTGATGGCGTGCCTTTCTTTTCCGGCGTTCGCACGCCCGTCTTGATCTCATCCTTGTAGTTGGCGACCCACTCCTTGCGAGCCTCCGCTTTGCACTGGTCGCAGTGCTTGCCGTGCCGAATAGCGTTCCCGCCAACGGCCTCAAACGACGCGCCGCAACGCTGGCAAGAACGGTGCTCTGAGGCCGGCAGCCGTCCTTGCCGTAGCGCCTTTGCTCGCTGCTGCTTGCAGCACTCAGGGCAGGAAACCTTATCCTTGCCCTTCTTCGTGACCCAGCCTGACCCGCACCTCTGACACGCCATCAGCCACCTCCTGTGGGTGGCGCTAGTGTACACTGTACAGTTGGTTTTCCTAGCGGTTCTCCGCTCGCGTCTTCTGCGAATGGCAACTATGGCACAGGCACTGACCTGCCGTCACGTCGTATCTGCTACGTCCGTCTCGGCAGTGTTCCGTGCCATGCACCACAGGCGAGACATGGTCGGCGTGGGCCTCGGCCTTGCTTGAGCAGATGCGGCCACAAGCCCGGCACTGCCAACTGTCTCTAGTCAGGACAGCGAGTCGCCAAGCCCTATGTCGTTTGTCCGTATACCCCATCCGGTACGCATTGGGCCGGAACGCATCTGCGACTGACGCGCTCCTGAGTTGTGGCGGCTTGTGCGTAGGTATCCTAGTCGGCATCACACCTGCTCCTGCGGCGGGACGAACTCGCCATCGGGTCCGCGGCTCGCGTCAAACGTGTAGCCGATCCCGGCGTAGGTGCCGCGGTATGGTTTGCCGCCGTAGAGGTGCACGCCGTTGCGCGTGTTGTAGCTTGTCCGCTTGCATGGCAGGCCGCGGACCGCAGCGTAGTAGGACTCCCAGTCGGTGCCCTCGCCTTCGTCGTTGCCGACGATGACCTCAACAACGACGTTCTGCTCGTCAAGAAATGCGTAGTGTGCCATTCGGCTACCTCACGAGAACGTGACTGTGCCAGTGCCTGCCGTGATCGTTACGATCGTGTCGCCGCCGCTGCTCTCCCGTGTGGCGGTCAGGCCCGAGCTGAGCTGAATCTGCACGAGCGAATTGAATCGCAGGATGACGACGCCCGATCCGCCGGCGCCGGCCGCCCCGGCCGTCGTGGCCCCACCGCCTCCGCCGCCGCCCGTGTTCGGCCCGCCAGCCTCGCCGGCTGTCGATCCGTTGACTGCTCCAGCACCGCCGCCGCCTGCACTCGGTGCCGCGCCGCGAGTCGTGCTGGGTCCGCCGCCTCCCGATCCGCCGCTCGCGTAGACGGTCGGCGTTACTGGCACCGTGGACGATCTCCCAGCCCCGCCAACGCCGGAAAAAAAGTTTCCCGCCGATCCACTCCCCGCGCCGCCGCTAGCACCAGCACCGCCGCCGCCGCCGCCATGATTGCCGAGGGAACCGGCACCACCCGTATTTCCCTGCCCCGGAAGTGTATTCAACGCGTTTGCCGAAGTTGCGACCGAGGCGACCGCACCGCCGCCGCTCGCGCCTGTGTTGCCTAGAGTCCCGCTAGTCCCTCCGGCCCCTCCTAGAGCAATCAGCGGACCAAACAGCGAGTAACCGCCGAGCGATCCTTGCGATACTGTCGCCGCGCCGCCTGCGCCGACAACTACGCTATATGCTAATCCCGGCGTAATGCTAATCGTCTGCTCCCACATGCCGCCGGCTCCTCCACCGCCCGCGGGGCGAAATGCCCCACCGCCGCCGCCGCCGCCAGCCACGACGAGAACCCGCACCGTCGCCGGTGCCGGAACGCCGTTCAGCCCGAACGGTCCTCCTGCCGCGGTCGCCGCGCCGAGTCCGTAGATGCCTTGGTTCACAAGTCGGCCCCGAATGCCGTGACGTGGATCGGTTGCGCTATTGTCGTGGTCACGCGAATGGAATGCGCCGTGTTAGGCAGAATCCAGTTGTTGTAGGTCGTGCTGACTCGGGTGCTGGCGACAGTGTTACCAGACGCAGCTGCAGATATCGTCACCTCGTCCACGAGGATGTTCGTCACCGAGTCGTAGTTGTACAGCCTGATGATCCCGACTGCTGACGTGCCAGCCGCCTTGCAGACAACCTCCGCGACTCGAGTGCCGGTCGATGCGCCGGAAATCAATGTCTGAAAGTTGGTGATCGTCTGGTAGTTCGTCTCAGCAGTCGAAACGATTGCCGTTGCTATGCGAGGGGTTGCGGCAAAGTTTGGGTTTGTTGCCATTATCGGAAATTGCTCCAGAGGTAAACGTTTGCGGCGGCGCGTGCTTTGTCGGAGAGTCGAGCGTCGGCGAGCGTGCCGGATGTGAGGTCGGAGGCCGATGATGACCCGCTACTGACTGTCGCCGGCACCCACGCCGAGCCGTTCCACTGCGGCACTTGGTTGGTGGTTGCTCCGCTTTGCGACAGTTCGGAAAGCGGATGCGTGTGGGCAGATGGCACGAACGTCGAAGGGACGCCAGACAGTGCCGAGTAGGCCACTGCCGGCGAACTGCCAGCCGTGACGCGACCCTTCGCGTCAACTGTGACGCTGGTGTATGTCCCTGCCGATACGCCCGTGCTTGCCAGCGTAGCGGCGAACGACCCCGTGCCGCTGCCTGTCACGTCGCCCGTGAGCGTGATCGTCTGGTCGCCGGTATTCGTGCCGCTCGACGTTCCCGAGAACGTCCCGCTCTGCGTCGCCAGAGTGCCAAGACCAGTGATCTGTGAGGTTGATATCGACGCTGCCGTTGTCAACGCGCCAGCCGTCGTCGTCACGACAATCAGCCCGCTGGTCGAGCCGATTGCCCCGGCGTTCGTGATGCTGCCGTGGGCATGAGATGCCGCCGCGAAATCAGTCGATGCGGCTGCGGCTGCGCTGCCGAGAGTCGGTCGGCCCGTGAGGTCGCTGTATGATCCTGAGAACGGAGCCGCGACACTGATCGTCCCGTCTACTCCGATCGTGACATTTGAGCCTTGCTTAACTCCGCCTAGGACGCTGCTCGTGGCGACCGGCGGCGCAAACGTAGACGGCACGCCGCTCGTGATGTCCGACCACGAATGAGCGTGGACCGCAGCGGCATATGAGCCGCTTGCCTGCTTGCCGTCCAGCGCGGACTGCAACCCGGTAACGTCCGCGATAGCGTGGCCGTGGCTTGTGGCCGCCTTGCCGTCAAGGGCCGTTTGAAGGCCCGTAACGTCGCTGATGCCGTGAGAGTGAACCGCGGCGGCGTAGCTGCCGGCCACCTGCTTGCCATCCAACGCCGCCTGCAATCCAGTGACATCGCCAACAACGTGCTGATGCGTGGCCGGCGGGAACGTCGCCGGCTTGCCTGCGATGTCGTTCCAGGTCGTCGCACCTGGCGCGCCGGCCGGGCCTGTCGCGCCGAATCCGGCCGTCACGGTGGCAGACACCGCAGACCCAGGCGACACCGTAGCCGTCACCTGTTCATCGGTGACAGCCGCCGTGATCGTTTCGTTTGTGGTGGTGACAGATATCGCCATCAGCCGCTCACCTCCACCATGCCTACCAAATACGTGCGTCGGGCGACGCCGTCATCGGCCGTCATTTCCCAGCGATATGTGCCGAGAGGCAGCGTTGCCGTCTGCTCGTCAGTGAGGCCAATGTTCACGCGACCAGCTGCGGCGTCCACCATCGTCGTTGCGATCGACGCCACCGTGCCGCTGCCTACCAATGACGAAATCGTCGCTGCCATCGTGTACGCCGTCAGGCTGATGGGCGAGAAGTCGATTTCGGTGCTGACTTCGTCAGCTCTCCGAAATGCCAGATTCAAAACGCCGGGCAGCTGCTCATAGTTCGCCATTTGGTTTCGCCTTCGTGGGTTCCGCCGTTGAGTGCCGCGGCTGCAGTGCATAGAGCAGCCGCGTCTGCTCTGTCAGTGCCTGCGAAATGTCCCGCTGTGTCTCGCCCAGTTGCTTGACGAATGCCCGGTGCTCTTCGACCAGAGGCAGAAGCACGTCGTTCCTGAGTATCCAGCCTGCCGCAACTGCCACGAGGACCGGGAAGCCCCACCGCTCAATGATTGCGTGCAAGGTGCTGCCCATTTCTTCCTTGGTCATGCCGCCATCTCCCGTTTCCATCCCTCCATCAGAACCCGGTTGGCGCGGTTCTTCAGCCACCACTCGACCAGCCACTGGATCAACGCCGTCGCCACGGCCTGCAGGATGAACACCCAAATGAATCCGTACTCTTGGCTTTCGTAGCCGCTGATTGGTTGGTGCGCACGCTTCACGGCCTGCAAGATCCCCGTGACGTAGACCTGCCGCTGCTGGTTGTCGGCACACGCCGCGAGGTACTCGCCTTCCCAGTTGTGAATGGCGCATGTCAGGAGGTCATCGACCGTGGATCGCCCGACAAGCCGCTTTCGGATTGGCGGCAGGGACGACCAGGCGACGGTTTTCAGGTCGTCGAGTGTCATGGCTTTCCCGTTCCTTTGCATACGGGGCACGTCATCACGATGCGGCCGTCACCAACCTTGCCGGTGCCGTCGCAGTTCTGGCAAACGTTCTTTGGCGTCGGTCGAATGGTCTGCCTGACGCGGACAATCTCACGGGCCGCCTCGCAGGCGAGATCCGCCGTGATGCCATCGTCTCGAGGAAGGGACGCAACGCATCCCGCAAGCGTCAGGGAAAACACGACGATCCACCTCACAGGGCACCTCCGGTCCAGTTCGGCAAGGTGCGAGGCGGGAAGCCCGCGTAGCCCGACAGGGCAAATGAGTCTTCGCCAGGCCCGATCATTCGGGTGAAGTCTTTCGCCTTCACCCAACCCGCCGACCGCTGAAACTGCGGTGGGAGTTTTGTGTCGAACGTCCCCGAATAGCAGTCGCCCCAACTGTTCACGACCAAGATCGCAGGTTCTGGCTCCCACTTCACCGCAGCCGCCATTTGGCAGTGAGCCCAAGAGCCCATCGGTGTCATGTAGCCATCACGAAGCGTCATAGAAAATCCCATGCCGCTGCACAGAGCCACGGGATAGCCATTCTGAATCGCCCGTGCCGTGTCCTCGAACGTCGTCACTAGCGCCACCGTGCTGACCTTGTGCTTCGCAGCAAACGGTTCCAGCCGATCAGGCACGCCGTCGCGCCCCCATTCTTTCTCACGCGAGCCGCTGTTGTCGTCGAAGCGGTCGCCGTTGCCGTAGTCGATGCCGTAGTGCAGCGTGCCGTACTTCGTGACAGCCTTAGCCGCAGCGCCACCGTAGGAGCCGTCGCCACCCAAGTTTCGCGAGCCGCGAACCTCGACGCGGGAGAACGCATAGATGCTGGCTTCGAGCACCCGCCCGCCGTACGTTTCAGACTCACCACGCAGGGCGATGTCGCACGCGGCGAGGATGTCGCATGACAATGCGAACCCCCAGCCCACGCAGCTGCCGATTTTTTGCGAGCCACGCTTCCAGCCTGGGGCAACGTCCAGTAGGTACTGGCCTAGAAAAACGTCCTTGCTTTCATCCAGCACAAGATCCGGCCCAGCCTGGGCAAGAGTCGGCCGCGGCAGCGTAGCCAGAAACTCCGCAGTAGCCCGCGGGTTCGGCGTGTAGCCCATCAACGGAAGAAAGTCGGCCATGCGTCAGCCTCCGTTGACGCCGGCCCACGCAATCGCCTTGCACAGTTCGGCGTACCGGCTGCGAACGTCTTTGGTGACCGGAACTTCGTTCAGCCCCAGCACCTCGGCAAATGCCTTTTCTGTCGCCTCTCGCAGGCCGGCGTACTTGCCCGGCTGGTTGTTGCCGATCCGCCGCCATGCCAACTCGAGGGCCAGCGTCGTGAACGCCCGCAAAGACTTGGTGTCGGTGAACACCACCTCGGTGCTGACGGCATCGCCGGCGACGACCACCGCGGCCTTCGTCCACAACTGTGCCCACAAGGCACGGTCCACCGGGTTCGCGCCCTTCATCACAGCGGCAATCGGTGCAACCGTGGCCTGCATGGCATCGCTCGGAGTCTCGACCGTGACAGTGACTGACGGCTGTGACATCGCCGGCAGCGGGATTTTCCCCCATGCCGCTGCAATCAAGAGGCCGGCGGCGGCGACCCGTGCGATGGTCCAAGCGTTTTCCACTCCGGCTTCCAACGCACGACGCGCTGCGGCTTGGATTTGTGCCCAGTAGGGAGCAGCGAGTAGAGCCGCCGCAAGAGCGACGGCAACGATGCGTATGCTGTCATTCACCGCGCGGCCTCCACCTGCAGCAAGCACCACCGAACGAGGGCCTCGCCCTCCTTGGTTTTGAGCACTTCCGCCAGGTGCCGCACCAGCTGGTCGTCAGCCTTGGCCTGCGTCTGCGACGCGACCCACTCACAGGCATCGGACACGATCAGCGCTTTTTTGTACGGGTCCAGTGCCGTGACAAAATCGCGAGCGTAGCCCACGAGCGGCGCGTACCGCTGCAAGAGTTTGAGCGCCTCCCAGATGGAGAGGTTGGCACCGTACTGCTGGATTTCGTCGGGCGTCGCGCCGAACTGCTCTGCCGTTGCCATGGTCGGTACTCCGGGGGTATCTCCGGTCTACCATGCAAGTTTCAATTCCCTGCAGTTGGGAAGTTGATGCTCTCGTTCAGCAGGTCATAGATCGCGGCGAACAATTCCTTGGCTTCCTCTGCCGATTCCTTCCGCTCCAGGCGGTAGGGCTGCTTGAAAGACTCGTCCTCAACAACCTTCCCGTTCTGGTCGGCTAGGTAGATGTAGACGTACTGGAGCCCGAACTCCACAACCACGCGGCGGTAGACATCGTCAGTCGGCATAGAGTCCTCCAGAGTCGCCCGCTTCGAGTGCTCGCATCGTGTCGCTGTCGATTGCAACTCGGCCGAGGCTGAACCCGGTCTGCTTTGTCGCCAGCCTGTCGCGTCGCGTTTCGTCGCTCCAAGTCGCCTGAACCGTGGTCGCCCGCTGTGCCACGAGCGGCGCCAGAGCGAGACTGTTTTCGCTCGCTGCCAACTCGGCCGGAGGCGGGTCGAGAATCCGGTCGTCGCGAGAGGGCTTATGCCGCAGCTTGCGGTCGTTGCGCGGCGGCAGCCCCCACACCTCCCGCAGGCGAATCAGTTGGTGAACCGTGACGGTCCAGTGCTGGCAGATCGCCCCCATCGGCAGGTAGGCGTGCCATTGTCGCTCAAGCGTGCGGCGGTCAATCGTCGCAGTGTTGCCGGCCATGTGCCACCGCCTCCAACATTGCGGTCTTTCGCTCAACGCCGACCGTGAAGTTCGCGTGCCACGCCATGCACGACTCTGGCACCTCGATCGGCTCGCCGTCCCACGGTGCCGGCACTGTCGGAGCGTTGACCGTGGCCCAGTTGCAGACCACGTTCGGGTCGAGAATGTGCGGCTGCACCGGCAGGAACCCGCGTCGCTGTTCGGCTTGGCTCCGCAGCGAATGAATTACGTCTTGGTCAGGGATGTTCCAGGCGTTCGCCAGGTGCCAGACGACGTTCCAAAACTCGCGAACCTCTGGCGTCGAGCGGAACAGCATGACGCCGCAGCACCACTGAATCGCATCGTCGCTGAACGCAACGTCCTGCGTGCCCAGCGAGTCGCCGATCAGCGAGGCCCAGCGGTGCATACCGGGGAGCAGCACGACATCGGCGTCAACGTAGAGTGTCGGCATCCCGTCCATCGGCAGCGACATCAGCGCCCGCAGCTTGTCCAACATGCAGGCGTTCCAACCGGGCTGCTTGAATGACCCGCTCGGGCACGTCTGCTCACACCGCAGAATGCGAGTCTCCGAAAACGCCGATGCCCCCGGCAGGACGAACCGCCGGAACATATCGGCATGGGACGGCGTGTAGTAGCTGGCGAGTCTCAGCATGGGTGGTGCGACCTCAATGCTGTTGTCACCGTGGCGTCAACCTCCTGCCACGCTGCGATATCTGGGCCGACCGTCGTCTCGATCCAGTTTGGGTTGGCGTGGTGCGCCGAGTGCCAGATCGGAGAAGGCACGTGCGTGCCAAGTTCGCCGCCGATGTTCTGGATGCGAGCGACCAGCGGGCGCACTTCGCAGCGGTCCCGCCGGGTAGCTTTGTCGATCACCGTATCCCACGAAATCTGCCGGTCATCGTGCGGCCACGCTTCGCAGATGCTTTCCCAGCGATCGCGCCACGTGGCCCAGCCCCACGGCGTGAACCACGCCTCGCGGACCACGGCTTCCCGGTAATGCAACTCTGATGGCGGCGTCCGCTGGTAGCCGCAGACGGAAAACACCGTGGCGTCATCCATGTAGGTATCGAGCCCCCACTGAGCGAATCGCAGAAAGTCGCGAGCGGGAACGGTGTCATCCTCCAGTGCGATGACGCGGTCGGCTTCAGCAAACCCCGCCTGCAGTGCGAGGAACGTGTTGACGTTGCACCCAACCTTTTGGTCATGCCGCATCACCGTGGCCTTGATGCCCGGCCGGCGGCCGAATGCGACGGCCAGGTCAACGACTTCTTCGCTCACCGGCTCACACATGAGGATGACGGGCAGCTGCTCGACGCCGTCGCAGGCGGCCAGCGCGTCGAGCACACGCCGGGTGTAGAGCGGACGATGGCACAGAGTCATCACGATTGCCGTGGGCATTGGCCGTCCCCCCAGTGGTCGCTCCATATCGGCTCATCTACCGTGCCGTCCCCTCGCAGGCTGGCGTGAATCGCTTGGCTGCGGCTGACGCGGACGCCAGCCATGGCCCAGCCGAGAAACGATTCAGCGTGGAAGATCCCGCCCGCGTCGATGTATTCATCCAGCCGGTCGAGGCGGTTGAAGTATTTCCGCATGATGGCCGGAGATCCCCACGCGAAGCGGTCGTTGAGCCCCCAGAAATTGCTGTGAGTCGGAACGTGCAGAAACTCGTCTGGCTCTGGCGGCTCAGGCGGCCGGTAGAACAGGAGGTCAGGCCGGCACCTGACGATCACGTCGGCCTCGAGGCCCGACATCTCGAACGCCTTCCACGCCCGCTGGTTGCCCCACAACTGCCGCAGGTTGCGTTGTACTCCGTTGCACCCGCGACCCACCTGCAGCGTGTACTGGTGCCGCTCCGGCAACTCTGGCTGCGGCTCAATCAGCGTGACCGAGGGGCAAAACAGGAACGCCTTTTCAGCGTTCTCGTCCAGCGGTGCGTGTACCACAAATGATGCATCGGGATAGATCGCTCTGATGCCTGGAGCGCAATGCTCCGCGGTTCGCATCTGCCCGGCGATGATCACGACGACTTTCATTTGCGGACGAAGAGCGCGTCGCCCCAACCCTTTGCGATGCCGTCAACGAAATCCATGCCGATGAACTGCCACTCACGAGACAGGTGAGCATGAATCGCGTGGAACAACGCACCACCTTGATAGAGGTCGATGATCGCCACCTCGCAGTAGATGATCTTCATGTGCCGCAGCGTCTGCTCTGCGCCTTTGAGCACTTGGAGCTCGTAGCCCTGCGCGTCGATGACGAGCATGTCGAACCCGGTGAGCGCGAATGAATCCAGCGTCCGCACCTCAACGTCGATGTCACCGGAAAACGGAAACTCTGGATACTGCTCAAGATGCCCGCTCGGCTCTAGCAGTGAGCAGCACTGAAGGCTCTTGCTGAGGTGCAGTCGCGCGGTGCCAGCTGCCGAACCGATGGCGAACTGACGGGCGTCGAGTCCCTTGGCCTGCATCTCCCTGCACTTGGCTGGCAACGGCTCAAACCACACGCTCTTCGCGTTCCACTGCCGATACCACTGCTCCTCATTGCCGTCGAACCCTCCGACGTGAATCACGCCCGTTGGCATACCGACCGATGGAAAGGCGTAGGTGACGAGGTTCATGAGATCCGCACGGTAGTCCGTGCCTCCGGGCCGTAGCTTTTTTCGACGCAGACTTTTCCGAGTTGCGAATCGTCAACCCACGCGACACCGTTCAGTGCGTCTTCGATGCCCTTCAAACAGTTGGAGCAGTCGGCACGCGGCAGCACGGGTGCGTCGTCTCGCAACCCGCTCTTGCGGAAGTGCGACTTCGGGCGAGCGAACACCAGATCCACCACGAGTGTGAGCGGCGACGCATCCGTTGGCGTTGCACCAGCCGCTCGAGCAGCCGCGGCGATCGACGCCCGGTATCCGTGAATGGCGTGGCTTGCCGGAACGTAGGCGTGCCCGTGGCCGCCGCGCGTCGTGATGCGTGGACGTGGCTGCGGCACTGGATCGCCGGGCACTGTGAACGTGATCGCCATGCCTCCAGAATCAAGACGCTGTCAAGCGCAAGAGCAGGGGCGGCCCCTTTCGGAGCCGCCCCGCACTCAAGCGCCGCAGCGACTTGAGATTTGGTCACTCGTAGCGGATGCAGGCGAACCATCCGCGACGAACCGGCGACCATGCGACGCCTTTCTCGACGATGCGATAGCGGCCACGCATGGCTTCTTTCCAGAAGCATGCGCTGGCGCATGCCTCGTCAGGCCCGGCAGTGCTGAAACCGATCCCTTCTCGCCGGCCACCGTTGCGGCCGCAGTGCCGCAAGACGCCCGTGCGGGCCATCTCGTCAGCGTCGGCCTGAGCCGAGCCGATGAAGACCCGGCGGGCCTGGACGTTGTAGGTGTCGGCAGACGCGACACCGCACAGCAGAACAAACAGGAGCAGAGCAAAACGCATGGCAAACCCTCCGTGACGCGAGCCGCGTTGTGCGGCAGGCATGGGTTTCACGGTATGCCAAGCGTCAAGGCTCGCAGCCGGCAACCATGCAGGGCTCGCCAGGATGGCCGACGACCTCGCGAATCCAGCCAAGGAACAGGCTCACCCGCGTGTGGCACGACTCCTCACCAGCGGCGTAGCGTGGTCGCTCCGTGCCACGGCGGCTGACGCAGCTGTGGATTCCCACGAGCCGAGTGGTGCCATCGGCGCCGGCGGCCCACAGACCGCCACCAGAATCGCCCGGAGCGATACAGAAGGGCAGAGGCGTGCCGGTACGGCGTATGTCGCACACCAGTAGCGTTCGCTCCGTAGCGGTCAAAATCTGCGTCCCTGCACGAAGCCCGGCGTCGTCGCCGGAAATGCCGGTGGAAAGCGTGCCGGTCATGCCGTAGCCGGCGGCAGCGGCAACCGTGCCGAGCCGCTCCGTCCCGTCTGACAGCGGCGGGAACTTCTCGAGTGGGAACTCCTGCGACGTGTGGACTAGGGCTATGTCGTTCCACCCGTACTCGCCGGCGTAGGCAGGGTGAGGGATGACCCTGCTCACGGCGTGATCGCCCGCGAAGGTTGTCACCGCACACTGGGCCATACCCTTGGTGACGTGAGCCGCGGTCACCGCCCAGTGCGGTGCGATCAGGACGCACGTGCCGTGAGCCCGCTTGCCGTCCGATGTCGTGCCGCGAATCTGGCACGTGTAGTTCGCGAACGCTTGACCGTACTCGCGATAGTGGGCGTCGGGGATAGTGTCCTCAATGGTGCCCGCTACGGCCACCGAGGACCACGCGAGAAAAAAGAGGACGCCTCGCATGGATTCATCGTGGCACGGCCTCCGATGAATCTTGCAGTTGTGTCGCTATGTAGTTGGCGGCGACAGCCGCTCCAGCAGGCCGCGCAGCGTAGACACCATGTTGGCGCAGCCCTCGTCATCGTCGCACTGCTCGTAGTCCCAGATGCAAGACTCAATCGCCTCCCGCTCCGCGTCGGTGAGCGTGGGTTGCGGCTGAAGGTAGAGCGGCGCAATCGTCACACCCTGCCTCGCGGACGCCCATTCCATGGCCCGCCCCCTGTCAGCCCACACAAACTCTCCATCGGCATCATGCCCGTCGAATACGGCAATCCACGCCACCGGCTGAGAACCAGCGGATGCAGGAGACGGCTCGGCACCGCCCTGCGTGTTGTCATCGCTCATAGTTCGCCGCTCCTTATCCTGCGCGTTATGCGAATGAAAATTGCCGCTTACCAGATTGCGGCGAAGGTGTTGAGCCCCTTCGGTTCGCCTTGCCCACCCGGCTCGGAGGCTCGGCCATACGTCGCATCACCCACCGACTGAAAGCAAGGAGTGGCGACACCGGGAGATCATCCCGGCCTCGTACTCTCGGCGCGCTTTCCGATTTCCTTAGTCGCGTCACTTGCCGTCGTCGCTCCATCAAATGTCGTTCACGCATAACCACGCGATGCTGCGGACGAGCCGCTGATCGCTGGCGTTCTGTGGCTACTCAACCGGCAGATTGACGCCAAACTCGGCAAGCCTGCTTTCAATCTCGCGCACTGTCGTGTCGCCGCAGTGCTTGAACTCGCATAGCCGTTCAATCGTCAGGCTGGCGAGAGAAGCCGCATCCACGATGCCGTTGTTTCGCAGCACAGTAGTGGCTCTAACACCAAGCCCTGCAACAAACTCCTGCCAGTCGATTCGCTCGCACGCGGTCAGCATGGCGTCGGCTTGGAGCCCGGCCGCAGACCGAAGCCTACGCATCTCCTTGTCGATCTTGGCGAGCGACTTTTTCATTTTCAGAAACTCGTCGGCTAAAAGATTGAGCCGGTATCGCATCTCTCGGTTTTTGTCTGCGTATTTCGCCATGGAGTCCTCCCTTTCGACTCGTCACTTTACGCTCACAGAACCAGCGGATGCAGGAGACGGCTCGGCACCGTCTACGTTTTGGCTGTGTTCGCTGCCAGCCAGCAACCCCGTTAGGGCCGCAGCGGCGAATTGGTCACGGTCGTTCATGTGACAGAACCTCGGTCCTTAATATTTTCGACCTATGTTTTATCACACTGTCCGTTTTGCCGTACCTTACGCCGATACACCCACGGTATATCTGACGCTACCGTTTCGCAGCCCGTTACTGCACCGTCTCGCGAACCCTGTCGTGCAGACGCAGTGCGGCAATCCTCGCCTGCACCCACGGGCACAGGTCCAGAGAATCGCCGCCTTCGGGCTCGCCCCACAGGTCAGGCGGGCCGCCCTTGTCGTCGCGCAATCGCCAATCGACCACCGGCCTCGGCGGGAGTTGGTGCTCCCGCGCGAGGCTCCGCAACGTTCTGTCGGTCACGCCGATCGCCCGTGCCACTTCGCACACGGTTAGGTCAGCGTCAGACCACGCCGTGAACAGCTGCTGCTGCGTCACGTTGCCTCCTCTTTTTCTCTGTGGCATGGTCAGTCCACCGCCAGCGGCATTATCACACCCGTGAAATCGTCGCACCGGAGAACAACCGCCGACTGTGCGTCAGTCGCCTGCACGCTCACCGTGGGTTCGCCGTCAGCGGGCAGGCCGGTCAGCCACTCACGCACGAACACCGGGTCCAACTTGACGCTGCAGGCGTGGCCGAACTCCACGACATCGCACGTCACCGACGATTCGCCAGCCTCTGACGATTTGCCGGCGAGGTGCAGTCCTTGCGCCGTGAACGTGTATTGCACGCCCTTCGACTGCTCGCTGGTGACAATCGCCGCCGCTCGAGTGGCAGAGAGCAGATCCGCCGCAGTGATCGTGGACGGCTCCGCGCCCTCAGCCGGGATCACGTCACGCCACTTCGGGAAACGCCCATCAGTCAGGCGAGCCGTCACCGTCGTCGTGCCGATCGTCGCCACCAGTGCATCCTTGTTGGCCTCCAGCTGCACGCTGCCGTCCGTCTCGCTGCCGGCCAAACGGCAGAGGATTGCCATGACACGGCTCGGCACGAGCGTCTGCGAGTCATCAACCGCCAGGTCGTGCTCACACTCGCAGGTCGCCAGCCTGCGGCCGTCAGTCGCCACAAGCGTCACGATCTCGCCTTTCACGTCCACGAGCACCGCACCCAGAGCGTAGCGGCTCGACTCCACGTCGGCGGCGTAGGCCACGCCACGCACCGCACGGGCGAACTGGTCAGCCGGCAGGCGGGTGACCGGACGTTCGCCCTCACACTCCCACGTCGGGTACTCCGCAGCGTCCTCCACCGGCAGCGTCCACGTGCCGTGTCCCGCGGAGACAACGCAGGACGTGCCGTCCGGTGCGAGCGTCACCGTGTCGCCGCCAGCGGTGTTGAGGATCGCCAACAGCCGCTGATGCGGCAGCAGGATCGTCGCGCCGTGGTAGTCGATCGCCACGTCGATACGCACCTCAAGGTCCGTTGCCGTCAGCAGGCCGTCGCCCAGGCGGACGTTCTGCAAGATGGGCTTCGGTCCACGCGCGATCGCCGGCGCGACAGCCTGCAGGGCCGACCGCAGTTCACTTGCCGCCAGCGCGATGCCAGTAGTCCGCTTTCGTTCCTTCGTTGCCGTTGCCATTTGTCGAGTCCTTTCGAGAAGCGAGGGAAATACCAACCACGATGCCGAGAACGAACGTCAGGGCATTGAGCGAGAATCCGGCGCAGATCAGAGTGAGTTGGGAAATGGTCATGCCGGTACTCCTTCAAACAAAGCCACGCTGCTGCGTGCGTCCTTGATACGCTTGTTCGCAAGCGCGATGTACGCAGGGTTCAGCTCGCAGCCGATAGCGTTGCGGCCCAACTCAGCAGCCACGGCAAGCGTCGTGCCGCTGCCTGCGAATGGGTCGAGCACGGTGCCGGGGATGGTGCCGGATGCAACGCAATCGCAGGCGGGAGCCCAGCCGAGGGTGGAGACGGTCGTGATGTGCCTTTTTGGATCCCGGTTGCCGTCAACGAGAGAGTCACCGGTGGTCTTCGTCACCTTGCCGGGCCTTGTCGCGGCCCGGTCGCGTTGGGTGATCCGCTCGTAGCCAGCACCGCACATGGAACAGCACTGCTCTGGGCAGCCCGCCTTAATGCACGGCTCCACCAGTGCGGCAGGCATCACCGCGAAGTGAGCGCCGCTGTATGGCTTGGTCGTGACGGTCCAGACGGAGCGACGGTTGCGGCCTTGATCTGGCTGCCATTCAGCAAAGCCGGTGCTCTTACCGTTGCGATTGCCGCAGCCTTTTTTCTCGTTTGTTGCCGCTCTAGCAGCGTTCCATGCTGGATCGTTGACGCGGCCCCAACTGCTTGGCTCCTTCACCGCCTCCGCGTCGTAGTAGTACCGCTCGCTTTTCGTGAGCAGGAAAACGTACTCGTGCGCCTTCGTGCAGCGGTCCCGCACGCTCTCGGGCATCGGGTTGGGCTTGTGCCAGATGATGTCCTGCCGCAGCCACCAGCCGTCAGCCTGCAAGGCGAAGGCGACGCGCCACGGGATGCCGCACAGGTCTTTGGGCTTGAGCGTTGCGATACGCCGGCCGCATGTCCCTTCAATCGCCACAGCCGCCGTCTTGCCGATCGGCCCGCCGTCCTGTTTTCCAGGCCCTCCAATACCGTTGTAGCTATCGCCCAAATTGAGCCACAGCGTCGCATCCTCGCGCAGCACCCGCCGCACCTCGCGGAACACTTCCACCATGCGGGCGACATAGGCTTCCGGCGTCGGCTCCAGGCCGATCTGCCCGTCGTTGCCGTAGTCACGCAGTCCCCAGTACGGCGGCGACGTAACGCAGCAGTGAACACTGGCGTCAGGCAGTGTCCGCAGACCTTCGATGCAGTCGCCGGGAATGATGCGCTGCGTGGTCACGACCGCGCCTCCTTGCGTTCCAGCTGTTGTGCGAGCCGCACACAACGCGCCATCAGCAGGCGTATCGTGTCCGCTGACATCTCGAGGAGCAGCCGGCTGTCATCGTCGATGTGGTCACGCCACGCCTGGATGGCGCACATATCAGCCAGCACGCTCGGTGCCGGAAGTTTGTAGGGTGCATCGCTCATGCGTCACCGCCTTCGCGCTGTGATTTGATGAACTCCATGACATCCGCACCAAAGACGTAGACGCGATCTGCAAAGACAAACGCCTTCAAGCCCTTGCTCATGGCAAGAGAAACATCTTCTGAATCCCAGCCAAGACGGCTGACCAGCTCGTGGGCCGTGTACATAGCGTCAGCCAAGACTGCGCCTGGGTAATAAATCCCAGCGGGTGGCTTCTTACTCATGCGTCACCGCCTTCCACGACTCGCATGGTGCGGCCCTTACCCGGCTCCATGGCTATCGCGCCGGCTTTCACCAGCCGGGAAATCAGCCCCTGGATGTTGTTCACGTTGCATTTGAAGTGGTGCGCCATCTGGCGATATGTCGGCGGGTAACCGTGCGCCGCCACAAAACGATTGATGTACGACAGCACGCTGCGCTGCCGGGGGGTGAGGGTTTTTGTGTCCGTTGCTGTCATGAAACCTCCTTGCTCGCTGATAGCTTTTTACGGGTGCGTTCAAATGCTTCGGCCTCGGCTCCTGTGAACGCCCGTGGCGGTGCCGTGGCATTGGCGAAGTCGCCCTTGCGATCCTCTGGCCGGTTGTCGTAATCGCCGCCATTGCACAGGGTCACGAAGTCCGGGCCGCAGAACTGCCCTAGAGAAACAGGCGTTCGGAAGTAGCGGCACCGCTTCAGCCGCTCGACTGCCGCCAGGGCCTCATCCAGCCAGCCGGGTTCCGCAAGCCGCTGCACGGCCTTGGGATGCGGGTTGACCGGCTTCCACGTCGTGCCGGGCCCGGCGTTCCATGCCTTGCGGAGCGTCTGCCATGCCGCCTTGTCGAATCCCTCACGCGGTAGAGGAGGAAGTTCTTCTCTTCTCTCGTCTTCTCTGGTCCGGCTCTTTGCCGGACAGGGTTGCGTGGGTGTGTCCGGTTCGTTGCCGGACACGGCCTCTTGATCGCGGGCAGCCGCCTTTCGGGCCGCATCTAGGGCCCTTTGTTTGGCGGTTTCCGAGTTGTGTCGATCCCAGTTCGGAATGACAATTCCGCCCTGGTCGTGATCGAGCCACCCGACACTGACAAGCGCCGCGGCGAACCCGGAATGTCCAACGATCTCGTCTACCAAATCGTCCGTCTCGTCGGCCACGCGGCCGTTCCGCGAGTGACGGTCGAACCAACTCCATAGCCGGAACAGCTTCCCGTACACGTCGTCACGGGTGACGCCGCACGCTCGAGCAAGCCGCCGGATCTCAGGGGCGTCGATCAGATCGTGGCGGAATTTGATCCAACTGCCGGCCATCCGTGGCCTCCTTTCAGGCGCTTGCGAAGCCACGGGCCTGCGACGCCACGGCAGTCATGTAGATAGCCACCGGGTCGTCGTTCATGTCTCCAGCCTTGTGGATCATCGCCAGCAGCGGGAGCTTTTTGTAATCGTCCGATGATGCTGCCCGTGCGATCTCGTGGCAAATCACAGACTCAACTCTGCCACGGCGGCGCAACGGCTCGCAGTCCGAAAACCACGAGTGCTCCTTGTCAACAAAGATGTGCAGTTCCTTATTGCGGATTTCGTGGCGAACAATCACCTCATTTCCAGCAACGTGATGCACGCGAATCTTCCAGCGACCCGCCTTTGACAAGGCTTCGGCGGCTTCGCCGGACTGCGTTTTAGAAAAGCGCTTGTGACGCCTGCCCGACTCTGACGGTTCAACAGTCCCATCATCTCCATCAGCATTCTGGTCTCTCCTGCCCTTTACGGCATCGTTCATTTCCATCTCAATGTCATCGACCATTGAGTCCCACTCGAAGTCCTCTGCCTCCGCGTCGGCCTTCTCCAGCACTGGACATATTTGGGCGTAGACGGCCTGCATCAACTCCGTCCACTCATCTTCGTCAGCGAGGCCGTCCTTGAGAGGGTTCGGCTGAAATTCAATACCTAGATTCAGCACTCCGTAGACGCGAGCGGTATTGAAATCACCGCAACAGTCGCCAGTTGTCTGCATGAGGCGATGCCCCCAGAAAACGCTCATGCCGTGCCGGCTGGCCTTTTCTCCATCGCAAATGATCCCGAACCAGCCGCTGAACGGCTTTCCGTCGAGCTCGCCGCTCACCACAACTTTGTCGCGAAGGTCCGGCCCCAAGTTGGGGCGGAGAATTCGAGACTCGCCGTTGTGTATCGCCTCAACCTTGACGCCCTCTCTGAGCCGCATCGCGTAGAAAAACGAAAGCTCATCGAGAAGCCGGGCAACGTCGTTCAGCGACTTGCCGCACATCGGAAAGTGAATCTTCATTCCTGTGGCGGCGGCGACGGCGCGATCTCGAACCTCAAACGATGTGTCCCCGCACTCCATCATTTCCCGGTAGTTGATCGTGGCCATACGTCCCACTCCGGCCTTGACTGTGCTGATCGTGGCCGTGCCGACTTGAGTGATCCAACAAGCAGCCGCCGTGAACCCAATTCCGTACTGCCCTGCCAGCGTCGTGCTGGTGCGATGATGCACGCCAGGAGAAACCATGCGGCGCAGGTCGTCGCATCCGCCGCCGTTGTCTTCGATGCTCACCGACAGGTTCTTGCGGCGCGACTCAATACGAATGGTTATGTGCGATGCGTTCTGGTCGAGTGAGTTGTCGATCAGTTCCTTAAAACACTTAGGCCACGACAGGCTAGTGTTGGCGAAGAAATTGAAGATTCCGCCGCCAAGATCCATATGCTCTTTCATGTGTCACCTTTGCTTGCAACGGGAAACCCAAGTCAACAAAAGCCCTTCCAGTTCATCCGCTCTCTCAGGGCACGCATCAAGAAAAGCAAGTGCGTAGTAGCTGATCTCATCAAGCATCCGATCCGGCTCGACCTCTTCGTCGGCCGGCGGATCTGCAGCCTTCTTGACGGCAGGCCTGCGAGGCTTGGCCGCCGGCTTGTCGTCCGGCGTCAACTCGTCAACAACAGCCTTGACCACCGCTGCGGTAATCGGCTTGCCTGTCTGCTCCGATGCCTCGCAGATTCGCTCCCACACCACAGGAACGTCTTTGGCTGGCAGCGAGGCCAGCGGACGGCACTGGCTCTCTGTTGACGGCAACGGAAGATTCTTAACTGAACCAATTGGTTCAATTAGTCGCATGGTCTCGGCGGCAGAAATCAACCTGTTTGCCTGCTGGTGCGTCCAGCCAAACTCATCCTTTACCCACTGGCCGAATCCGGCGTGATGAAGGGCAAGCAGACGCTGGGCCTTCTGTAGTTCGCCGCCAACCGTTTCGATGTATTCAGCAAATGACCGCTGGGCCTTGTGCTGTGCCGTGCGAATCTGATCCGCGCAGCGATCTAGTGCCTTAGGCTGAGTTGATAACGCAGTGCTCATCTGCTTACCCTCCAAACGCTCGCGTTCCTCTTGCTCGCCGTCTTCCTGACGCCGGCCTCAACCACCATGCCACGCCTTACAAGTTCAATCCGCCGTGGTCGCGCCGTTGACGGGTTCATCGCCAAGCCGGCTGCGATCTCTTCGTCAGTCGCTGGCCCGTGCTCGCGGAGGTACTCGAGCACCAGGCGGTGCAGCCGGTTGAGCGTTTGCGGTGCCAGCGAGTCCGCAGCTGCGGCGCTGGTGGCAGAGCCACGCACGCTGGGGGCGGGTGAGGAGAACAGCGGGCCGGGCGGTGTGTCGGGCCAGTAGTCGGACATCACAGCCTCCCTATCGGCGGGTACAGCAACTTGATCTTCTTGGGATCACCCTTGAAGAAAACGAGGATCTTCTGCTCCCGCTTCGG